ATGTACGACAAAACTGATGAAGCTTTGGATATGTTGAATTTCCTTGCTCAGGCACTGGTTACTCTACCTGCTAATCTTAAGTTGTTTATCCAGCATCTTGTGGATGAGGCCAAAGCAGACATTGAAGAATTAGTTCCTGACATCCCTGATATTATTCCAGACATAGGAATACGGAAACCTGGTGAATCTTGGCTAGAGTGGTTTGAACGACGTTTAAGAGAAGCTGATTTCAGACCTGGCGGAAAAGGTCTAGCATGACCGACCAAATGTTTCTCCTGGTGTGGTTTTTAAGTTTTGGAATATACCTGGTAATTTACACCTGGTGGATCCCGATTCGTACTAGGCAAAATATCGAAGCCTGGTTGATGGCTGAAGAGTCAAACGAAACTTTGTTAGCTTCCCTGGAAGTCATCACCACTAAGATCAGGGAACAGCTCCTGGTTGACTTCGAGGAATTTATGCTGCCTCAAGCGAGAGACAGCTTTAAAAATTTTTGGAATGGTGCTATGGGGAATGCTGCCCAGGAACTCGGCAAGTCGGAGGAAGGAGCACAGCTGTCTATTTTGCATGGTATGGCCTCGGAGTTAAAGGATCAACCCTGGTATGTGCAAGCTGCAGCTAGTAAAATCCTTCCGCTGATCAGTAAAGCAGCTGAAAACCAGGGTGACGCCATTACTACGCCATTGAAAGGCCTAGGATTGCAGAAATAACGCCCCTACAACGCCCTATGACGCCCCAAACTCGCTTTTTATACCCTATGCTACCCCACCTCATCCTCTAGTCCTTCTCGTCTCTTTAACGGATTTTGATAGAATAGCATAGTTTTCGCTCCTTTCTCCTAGTACGCGTCTAAAAGGTTTTGTTTAAAGATTCTTAATGACTTTTTGGCAATCGTAACAGATTGTCAAGTGATCATTATACCTATCAGTGCGCAAGTGATCTATATTGCGTAAGCAAATATTACAGCGTCGCTTCATAGTTTATCTCCGCACATAGGACAATACACGAAAGGCGTGTCATCAGTAGTCCAGTCAATATCACAGGGTGTACAAATCATGATTCAATCCAGATATTGCCATCCTCTTTGCATGAGATAGTCCAGGTGTTTGCATACCAGTCTTTAATGAATTGTTCGTCATTGTCTACAAAGAGATCCGTAATGGTAACTCTCACAACGTGACAATTAGTTCTCCACACAAGTTTCCTTCCCTCTTTAGGAAGAGAGGAATAGGATTCATGAGGATGGGATAGTAATTGTACCTGAATGTCAAACTTACTACCGTGCTCTGTTTCCACAGGCTTAGGATCAGTACTGAATTTAACTTCACATTCCTGTCCTTTATCAAGGCCACGCATTAAGGACGGGGTCCCTAAGCTATATTTACGTTCTGAGTCGCTCATACAAACTAGAATTCATGTTTTGCTATTAAAAGTTAACTTTCGCTAGTGGTAAACGGTTATATAATGGAAGTTGCTTTAACGATTATGCCAGTGGGCCTATACACTCGTAAAGGAAAGAATGGTCGAACGATGTATTTTAGAAATGGCAAGCTCATTTCTAAGAAGTCGTACACAGCTTCTAGGGGTCGCTCTCGGAAACGTGGACCATCAACCAATCGTAGGTCTCGTAGATCCACTGGCAATCCAAGGAGAAAAAATAATATGGCCCGATATCGTAGACCCAGTATGCCCCACCCTAGTGTGACGGGGATGGCCGCAGGGTTATCCGTTGCAAGTTATCTGAACGCAGGAAAACCTGTTGGTATAGCTGGAGTGTCCGTTGCGACGCCTGGCGTAATCAAGGATGTTTTAGATTCCAAGTTAGCGCCAGCTTTTGGTAAACTAGCATCTAACGCAGTTAGTTTGATAAATACAACAGAAGGCAAGACAGTTCTTACAGGAGCAATCATAACTGCCGCAGCTGGTGGTATAGTAAGAAAATGGTTCCCCTCAATAAAATTGGGCGGGCAAAAGATCTACCTAAGGATCTGATAAGGAAATAACAATGGCAATAGTAGTAAGTAGAAGTGCACCAGCCGGAACCCTGACTGGAAGCACGAGTTTTGTAGCCCTTAACCAATTAGCTGGTTCGACTGTTTCGTCCAGCTTCACGGTTCCCCAGGGCGTATCTGCAATTCGGCAGATGGCAGTATCCACTGTAGTTGATGGAGCTGGAGAAGAATGTGGCGGAATGATTCAGATTTCGGGAAATGCCATGAAGGACGGGGCAAGTGTATTCATTACACCAGGTCAATGTGTCCTAGGTACCTCCACTGGAGCAAATACAAACTTTGCACAGTATGAAACTAACCTGGCTGTAGTTCCTGGAAACAGTTTGGAAATAGCCTACGCTCAAATAGGATCAACAGCAGCTGCAGACGTTGGCTGTACTTTGACTTTCGAATAGGGGTCTCATGGCTCTTTTAGGTGGTGGCGGGGCTGGTAATACAGCCGGAAGTGTGGCTGGTGTTGGTACTAGCATAAATTATGTTAAAACAGAGACATCTACCTTTGCCTATGCATTTAGCGGAGTAGTTACTGCCAATGGATCAGATACCTCAGCAATGGATTTTACGACAGGCAATGAAACCATAGTCGGAGTATGTTATCCTACTCTAAACTCTGATTCAATGGGAGCAAATTTCTTATCTTTTCAGATTAAATTTAATAGTGAGATAATTATTATCTATAAAGAAAGGCGAGATTTAGGAGCACAAATGGATACTCCTTTTGATATAGTTATTCCACCCTATACTCATGTAGAAGTTATATTTCCAAATAATGGGACAGCTGCGGATCTAACTGCAGTAATAACAGGGACAGTATACTGATGAGCGACACCTATGAGCACTATAATTAATATTGATCTGCCAGAATGGGTGCAAGATAAAGCCTGGATAGAAAAGCTCCTGGTTCGTTTAGTGATCGTTTACCTGGTGGGTACTGATCAGGGAATGATCTAATGGTAAAAATTGATGTTAAAGAGATCCCCTGGGAAGTTATTATTCCTGAACTGATAAGAGCGTCTACTCCGTTTCTCCAGGGGATCACCTGGTTAGCAATATCTAAAGTTGACAAAAAAATCAGTGCAATAAATAACTTAATCGCAGTTGCTGAAATTGTCCCTACTGTTGATCTTGGATTGCCTAAAGGAATTGTCCTGGCTGCAATGTACGACAAAACTGATGAAGCTTTGGATATGTTGAATTTCCTTGCTCAGGCACTGGTTACTCTACCTGCTAATCTTAAGTTGTTTATCCAGCATCTTGTGGATGAGGCCAAAGCAGACATTGAAGAATTAGTTCCTGACATC